CCATCGTCAATCTTCTGATTAATCATGCCACGCAAATGCGGTACCGCATAGCCGTTCTGGACTCCGGCAACGATCAGACCATTTCGAACGTCAGGGCCATGCGGGGCAAGATCGACTCGAGCTATGCCGCGCTTTATTATCCCTGGGTGCGCGTCCTTGACCCGATCACGCGCACGGAAATCAACCTGCCGCCCAGCGGATTCGTCGCAGGGATTTACGCCCGCAACGATATCCAGCGAGCCGTCTACAAAGCGCCGGCAAACGAAGTGGTGAATCTGGCTATCGGCTTTGAACAGCTGCTCAACAAGGGCCAGCAGGACGTTCTCAATCCCGAAGGCGTCAACTGCTTCCGCTTTTTCGAGGGACGCGGGTTCCGGCTTTGGGGTGCGCGCACCGTCAGCTCCGATCCCGAGTGGAAGTACGTCAACCTGCGCCGCTATTTCGCGTATCTGGAGCGTTCCATCGACAGGGGGACCCAGTGGGCGGTATTCGAGCCCAACGGCGAACTTTTGTGGGCGAATATCCGGCGCACGATCGAGGACTTCCTGCTCAATGAGTGGCAATCCGGAGCACTCCTCGGGGAAAAGCCTGAAAAGGCCTTCTTCGTCAGATGTGACCGCTCGACCATGACCCAAAACGATCTGGATAACGGCCGGATGATCGCTTTGATCGGGGTGGCCGCACTGCGTCCGGCCGAGTTCGTAATCTTGCGCATTGGTCAGTGGACCGCGGACCGCAAAAGCTAGGTCCCTGAACCAAGGAGGATCCGATGGCTGAATTACGTGACCGACCTTACGTGCAGTTCAACTTCCTGGTTGACCTCGGAACCGGCAACACGGACGGCCCGGACGCTGGCTTCCAGGAATGCAGCGGCATCGGCATGGAAGTGACCGTGGCCGAATACCGTAACGGCAACGAGCGGGAGAACAGTGTCCGCAAAATCACGGGTCTCAACAAATCGACTGACGTCACGCTGAAGCGGGGCGTTATCGGTTCGCTCACCCTCTATCAGTGGCTCGACCAGATTCGCAATGGAGACCAGAAGAACGCCTTGAGAAATGTCGTGATTCAACTCCAGAACGAAGATCATTCGAAAGTCGTCCAAACCTGGAAGCTGTTGCGGGCGAGAATCATCAAGCACACAAGCGGTCCCCTGAATGCCAAGGGAACGGACGTGGCGATGGAGGAACTGGTGCTGGCGTACGAACGGTTGGAAATGGAGTGACCCGGTGATCGGATACACAAGGCGCCTGCCAGGCATCCGTTTCGAGGTTGAAACACCGCCGGTGGCTGAAGTGCTGCCGCGCATGGATGTCGCCCTGTTCGTTGGGTTTGCCGCCTGCGGCCCTGTCGACCAGCCGGTCCCTGTGGAGGATGCTGACGAGTTCCGAGCCATTTTTGGAGAAGACCTTCGGTTAGCCTGGGACGGTGATCGAAAGGAATGGAGCTTCGCGCGACTTGGCGCGGCGGTCAGGTCCTTCTTTCAGAACGGCGGCAGGCGGTGCTGGGTTATACGTGTCGCCGAGCGCCCTGTCATCAACACGTTCGGTATCCCCAACCTGTTCAGTCAGTCTGGCGAGAACATCACCCAAGCAAGAGCACGCGCTAGTTCCCCCGGAAGTTGGTCTGACTCCTGTAGCGTTTCGACGCGGCTGGTCAGCCGACCCATCGAGATTCTTAAAGCCGATCTCAAACCGTCGGCACGGGTCGTCCTCCGATATCCCGGCGATCTAGTTGCGGGAGACATGCTCCGTGTCATCTGGTCGTCAGATGGTCCTGCCGTCCTGTTTACGGTCAGATCCAAGGAGCCTTGGCCGCGATCGAAAGGGCAGGCTCAGTCATGGACAGTGACCGGAGACAACGCGATCTGGTTCTCCTGGCCTCCACCCGAACAGGAGGATGGCGAGCCGATCGTGGTTCCGAAGCCGGGGTCTGCACCCTCGCCTAACCGTCCGCTCTACGCCGAACGCCTGTCATTTGACCTTTACGTACGAAAAGGCCTGCAGACACCCTTGAGGATGCAGAACCTGGCCTTTGACCCGGCACACCCTCGCTTTTGGGGGAACCTCCCGTCCGACGAGGACTTTTTCCGGGGAGCAGAATCCCGCTCAGAAGAGACTCCCCGCGAATCCTTGCCGGAACTATGGCGTGAGTCGGCGGAGATCCGCTTCCCTCTGGCCTGGAGTCGGGATTCGGCAGGCGTCTATTTCCCCTGCAACATGCCGCCCTCACCGCGAAAATACCTCTCTCGGGAGTCGACGCTCGGCACACCTCTGGAGAGGGATGGCCTTAAGGAATTCAAGGCAGTTCTTTTTCTGGACCGGCAACCCTCCGATGAATCCGATGCGGGTGAGGATGAGCCTACTGAAGAGCAGGAGAGGCTGGCCTTCCAACCGGTCTCAACTCTGCTTGATGAGGCTGATTTTGTACGCTTCTACCACGAGCCGCGGCGTGCTCTACGTGGTATTCATGGTGCGTTTGGCGTCACAGAGGCGACGATGATCTCCGTGCCGGACGCCGTTCACCGGGGTTGGTCACCGGGCGAGATCGACGAGCCGGAACCAGCGGATGAGTCTGAAACGCCACTTCCCATCCCGCAGCCGCCAACTCCCTTTGCCGATTGCACGGCCAACAATCCGTCTCCAGCCGCGCCGTCGAAAGAAGCAGACGAGAAATTGGCCGGACGGTCGGCCGGATGGATCATGCGACCGATCGATGAATACTCCGCGGACGATCTGCTCGCTGTCCACCGGGCTCTGATTCGCGTCTGCGCCGCCCGGGGAGACTGTCTGGCGGTGCTCACTTTTCCCGAACACTACCGCCAGGACGCGGTCCTTCAGCACGTCGCCGAATTGACGTCAGCGAGCGAAAGCACGATTCGCGGTGTCAACCAATTCCAGCCTCATGAAGCGTACGCTTTCAGTTACGCCGCAGTCTACCATCCATGGTTGGTCGAACTGGATGATTTGACTAAGAGGGCGCGGGCTAATCCTCCTGACGGCGCTGCCTGCGGCACCTTCGCCCGCCGCGCGCTTGAACGTGGTCCGTGGATCGCTCCCGCCAATGAGGTATTCACTGGTGTGATCACCTTGTCGCCGGCCATACCGGAAAGCGCCTTTCTCGATCTCCAGGACGCTCAGGTCAACGTCATCCGACAATCCCCGCACGGTTTTCTGTGCCTGAGCTCCGACACACTCAGCCAAGATCCCGATACTCGCCCGATCAATGTGCGCAGGCTGTTGATCCTGCTCCGACGTCTGGCTTTGCGGGTGGGCGCCAGGTACGTATTCGAGCCCAATGACGGCGCGCTGCGGAGAATGGTGCAACGCGGGTTCGAAGCGGCCTTGGCGTTCATGTTCGAGCGGGGAGCCTTCGCCGGCGCCCGGCCTGAGCTCGCCTATCAAGTCGACGTTAGCACCGTCGCAGACAGCCTGCTTGATATTGATCGAGGCAGATTCAGAGTGGATCTCCGCGTAGCTCCGTCGCTGCCAACGAGATTCATCACCATTCGCCTGATCCAAGCTGGAGACCGGGCGAGGATAAGTGAGGGATCCTGACAATGGCCAATCCTCTTCTTGAAGCCGGCTATGGATATCCATTCTCCGCCTTCAACTTCGCGGTAGAGATCAACGTGCCCGGTATAGCAGCGAAAGTCTGCAGCGCCGCATTCTCTGATTGTGACGGAATCGACATGACCATGGAGGTCAAAACCATCCGGGAGGGGGGAAATAACACGAGCCAGATACGGCTGATTGGAGCCGTTACCTATGGGCAGGTCACGCTCAAGCGCGGGATGACTGCCAATTTCGACTTGTGGCGGTGGGTCAACAAAATCACCAGTGCCGAGGCCCGCCAACTGCGCAGCGAGCTTCGCCCGGACGCCGAAATTGTACTCTTCGCGCAGGACGGGACCACGGAACGCGCTCGCTTCCGGCTGAAGCGCTGCGTACCCACCCGTCTGAAGGCGCCCGCCCTGAACGCCAAGGATGGGGTGGTCGCAATCGAGGAATTGCAGTTGGCGTATGAGTCCCTCGAGCTCAAGACATAACTGCTGGGAGTGCGGTCGATGCCCGACGAAAAGACTCTGGAAAAAGCCGAACTGAGGCAACTGGATCCGAGTTTTGCGACAGAAATCAACAAGGATAAGACCGTCCAGGTCCAGTTCAATCCCGAGAGTCTGAAGGTCAGTTTCGCCAATCAGATCGTTCCGCCCAAGGGGGCCAATGACGGGAACGGTGGCGCTTCCACCCTGTTCGTCGGTGCCGGAACCACAAAAATGACCGTCCAGCTGTGGTTTGACGTCACCGCCCCGCTCGCCCAGGGCGAGAAGGATGTTGATGACGTGCGCCGCCTGACAGAGAAAATCGCTTACTTCATCACCCCGATAGAAGGGGACAAAAAGGGTGAATTCCTTCCGCCGGCCGTTCGATTCATCTGGGGGTCCTTCCAGTTCGACGGGATTATGGATGCGCTCGAGGAGTCGCTGGAGCTGTTTTCGAACCAGGGGAAGCCATTGCGGGCGTCGCTGAACATCAGCCTGTCGCAGCAGAGGATCACCAAGTATGCCTTCGGGTCAAAAGGCAGCAATGCCGCGTCGAATCTCCTCAGTGGCAGCCCTCCCGGAGTACGTCAGGTCGCCCAGGCGGTTACGGGGGCTAGTCTTCAGTCGATCGTAGACAGCTCCGGGACAGGCCTGAGTTGGCAGGAAGTCGCGGCCGCAAACAACATCGAGAATCCCCGCCTGCTGACGCCCGGTCAAATCATTGATTTTAACGTCCGGAGATAGGTTGAGCATGGACAGAGGGTCAGTCGTAATCAACGAATTCGAAGTCATACCGGAAGCACCGCGAACGACTCAGGAGCAGCGGACGCCGGCCCGCGAGGCAGTCAATCAGGCCGAAATCCGGCGTGAGGTCGAGCTGGTTCTTCGGGACGAGTGGCGCCTGGCAAGGCGAGTGAGGGCCTACTAATGGGAGGTCTTTCCTTAAACAGGTTTCGAGCCGCGCGGCCGGCGATCGCCATAGACGGAAGGGACAACCCGACTCTCAGGGGAGGCCTTTTGGAGCTCATGGTCCTGGAAACGATCAGCGGTCTGTACCAATGCCAGGCCACCTTCGGTAATTGGGGCGCCGTCGGCAGCCGAGCTGACTTCCTTTACTTCGACCGCAAAACGCTCGACTTCGGGAAAAGGCTCCAAGCAAAACTGGACGAAAGCGCTATTTTTGACGGGCGCATCACGGCCCTCGAGGCACACTTCCCGGCCGGCAGCCCACCGCAGCTCAGTGTTCTGGCGGAGGACCGGTTCCAGGATCTGCGCATGGTCCGGCGCACCCGTTCTTTCAGCTCCGTGAGCGACGCCGACATCGTACGTCAAATCGCCACCGACCATGGGCTGACTGCCACGGTTGATTTGCCGGGCCCCACCCACCCAGTAGTTGCGCAAGTTAATCAGAGCGACCTGGCGTTTCTGCGGGAACGAGCACGGGCGATGGATGCGGAAATCTGGATGGAAGGCGATGCCCTGAACGCCAAGACTCATTCGGCCCGCAATGGCGGCCCCATCCGCATGGCTTATGGCGCGCTCCTCCGGGAGTTTTCGGTGGTGGCCGATCTGTCGGGACAGAGGACCAGCGTGAATGTGAGTGGATGGGACGTTGCACGTAAAGCGGCGTTCCGGCACGAGGCGACGGAGTCGGTGATCAGCGCGGAACTGGATGGAGGGGAAAGCGGCCCTGGCGTGCTCGCCTCGGCTTTTGGCCCGCGCAAAGAGGCTCTGGCCCACACGGTCCCTCTCAGCGGCCAGGAGACTCAAGCAAGGGCAGAATCCTTCTTCAAAATCAGCGCCCGTCGCTTCCTGACAGGCCGCGGCGTGACGGAGGCCGACGCAAGGTTGCGGGTGGGTACTCAAGTGGAGCTGGAGGGCCTTGGTCCTCTCTTTAGCGGCAAGTACTACGTGGCGGAAGTCAGACATACCTTCGATGGGACGTTTGGGTTAAGCACTGAGTTCCTGGCCGAACGCCCAGGGCTCGGCCGAGCATAGGAGGGGCGTAATGGCTGCCTTGCCGGCGCTGTTTGAACCGATCCCGTTAGACGCGACACTGGATGAGCGCGTGCCTAGCGGCCTGGGTGGCCGATGGTATGGTGTCTACCCCGCCTTGGTGGTCGACATCAAAGATCCGGACGGTCAAGGCCGGGTGAAAATCACGCTCCCCTGGTCGCCCGACACCGGAGGACAACGGTACGAGGCTTGGGCCCGGCTCGCTACGTTCATGGGCGGGAACAACCGGGGCAGCTGGTTTGTTCCCGATACCAACGACGAAGTGCTAGTGACCTTCGAGGGCGGCGACCCCCGGCGCCCATACGTTATCGGCGGTCTCTGGAACGGGGCCGACCGACCGCCCGAATCGATGGATGGCGGCGGGAACAACTATCGGAAGGTGCTGCGGTCACGAAACGGTGTGAAAGTCACGCTGGACGACTCGGACGGCCGGGAGCAGATGATCCTCGAGACACCGGGAGGGCAGAAGGTCACCCTGAAGGACGGGCCGGGCGCCCTCCTCCTCGAAGACAGCAACGGGAATTCGATGAAGCTCGAGACCAGCGGCATCACCATTACAGCGGCGGCTAAGGTGACGATCAATGCCAGCACGGCTGAGATCTCGGTGGGGATGTTGACCGTTAATGCCGGGATGTCGAAGTTCAGCGGGGTAGTTCAGGCGGACACTGTGATCAGCAACAGCGTGATCAGCGCTTCGTACACGCCCGGCGCAGGGAATATCTGGTGAAACACATGGCACGCCACGAAGCCCTTTGGACTACACCATCTCCCTTTTGGCCGCTCAGCCCGCAAGAAGCGGAGACGACTGTGTACACCGCCTTCCGGCAGCCGGCAATTCTCCGTTTCACGACTGATTCCTTCATGGAAGACTTCCTGGCAACGCTCCAGACTGACCCTCTCAAACTGAGGGAGTATCGGGCAAAGCCCGAGTCCTGGGACGGGCGGGCGGCCACTCCGGAAAGCGTGGAGCGAGTGGAGGGATTCCGACGCCGGCTGAACAAGCAACGGTTGGCTCGCGAGCGTCAACTGGCCCTTTCCGGCAAAGCTGAAGTCGCCGAGACAATTCTTTCCTCCGCTTCCCAGACACTGCCGCTCAAGCTGTTTCAGCCCGCACATCAACGATACTACCTGGTAGCCGCCTGCCTGGTGTGCGGCGTGGTCGGCCTCCCCAACCGTTCCTTGAACAGCGAGCGCCAGGAACGTGTCTCTTACGTGGTTCGACGGCTGGTCCCGCGCTCGTCCCCGGCCGGAAAAGTGGATCCCTCGACCTGCGATGAATTCGCGTTTGTGAGCGGGGCGGACGAGAAGCGATGGGAGCCGATTGGCGGGCGTCGCGATGTCCTTGTCAAGGGTGAGGAACAGGAACGCCTCTTTCCGGTCACGTACCAGGATTACGACGGCAGGAAACGACGCCTTTTCGCCGGGCTGGTTCCGGTGACCAAGCGAGACGTTTATTTGAGCGCGAGTGACGGCTCGAAAACTGAAACCAAGATCGATCCCCGTCTTGCCCTCCTCAAATCACGTGTCCTCGGGCCCTGGCAGGAGATTCTCAACACGGCAGAGAAGACCCGCACCCTCGTTGCGGACCCGCAATTCTCGGGCGACCATGAGAAAACCGCCGGCCTGATCGCCGGTGCGCAAGATGATATCCAGGTCAACTCGTGGTATCTCCTGCTCGATTTCTCAAATTCGCTTCGAGCACTCCTGCCCTCTCTCGCAGCAGTCGTCGACGGGAACGCATCGGAAGACTCGCTCTCGAAAGAGGAAACGGACGTGCTCAAAGTCCTGCAAGAGACGATGTATCGTCCGCCGCATGCAATGTGGAGATCGCTCGCCTCGGCGTTGCGCGAAATCCAGACTTACGCTTTTCAGTTGGAAACGGTGAAGCAGAGATACAAGGCGGGTCAAGCCAATCCCGGATGGCCCGCGTTCCTTTTTGCTTTCGGCAGTCCGCAGATCAAGGCCTTCGAGGTGATGCCGAAAGGAGGGCTGGAAGGGCTTGAGGCATTACTCGTGAAGGCGTTCGCGGCGAATGCCATGCCTGCGGGTGTTCCTCCACTGCCCGAAGCGGCCAGGCCCGGTGTCGACACCGGCCGACCGGCCTGGTTCACGATCCGGTGCGTGTATGACCACCCCGAGTGCGGTCCCCTGGCCACAACTGTCGTCAGCGATCCGTCCGCGCCCTTTCAGCTGGCTGGCTTCTTCGATCCCGAGGCGCCGGCGCGGCCCATTCGTATCATGCTCCCGGTCGACACAACTCCAGCCGGTCTCCGCAAGTTTGATAAGAACACTGCGTTCGTGGCTTCCGATATCCTGTGCGGACAGCTGAAGTCGCTGGGCAAGCTTTCGTTAGGTGACCTGGTGCGTTCCGTGCTGCCGTTTCCCCTTCATAAGGACCTGTCGATCGACGACTCGCCCTGCAAGGACAGCCAAGGTAACAGCCAGGGCACGGTCTGTTCGCTGTCCATCCCGATCGTCACCATTTGTGCCCTGGTTCTCTTGATCATCATCGTGAGCCTGCTGGACTTCGTTTTCCATTGGCTTCCGTTCTTTAAGTTCTGCTTCCCGCTGCCGGGATTCAAAGCAAAGGAGTGAAAGTATGGCCGCAGACGCCGGCCGGCTGTTTGGACGTGGCATCAGTTTTCCTCCGCGCATCGGGCCGGGCGGTCGCATGCTCTGGTCCGAAGGCGAAGCGAATGTGCGGGAGTCGATCCGCGTCATCCTGATGACGGACCTGAAGGAGCGCGTTCGGTTACCGGATTTCGGCTGCGGACTTCGACAATTCTTGTTCGAACCTAACACCGCTACCACACAGCGCCTGATCCAGGACCGGATCACCAAGGCCTTGGAGCTATGGGAGCCTCGCATCTCGCTGGAGTCAGTGGAGGTTCGAGAAGACCCACAAGACCCGCAGGCTGTGGTCGCAACAATCAGTTACAAGCTGGTGGCCAACCAGGTGCGCGAGCGCCTGAGCGTAGGGGTCAGACTGGGAGGCTAACCGCCGAGGAGGCTAGTCGTGCCGTTAACGATTCCGACTCTTGACAATCGCGGGTATCAAGAATTGCTCGAGGAGGCCCTTGCCCGAATCCCGGTCTACACTCCGGAGTGGACCAATTTCAACGAGAGCGACCCAGGAGTCACGATCATCGAGCTTTTCGCTTTTCTGACAGAAAGCCTTCTCTATCGCGCCAATCAAATCCCGGAGCGGAACCGCAGACGTTTCCTGAAACTGTTGGGCATCCCTTTGAAGGCTTCGTCCTCCGCCGTCGGCATCGTTGCCTTTACAAACGAATCCGATAAAACGTTCCCCCTGCGACGAGGAGTCGAGGTGCGAGCAGGCGCCGTTCCCTTTGTCACGCAAGCGGGGCTGGACGTGCTTCCAATCGAGGGACGGCTCTACTACAAGCGGTTGGTGTCGAACCCGTCGAACCGGGTGAAAGAGTACTACAACCAACTGTACGCCTCTTACGCAGGCGCCCGATTGAGCGAGGCTGAGCTCGCCCGCTTCTCGTATTACGAGTCCGTTCCCTTCGATCCCCGGGTGGGCCAGACACTCGACTTGAAAGACACGGCCGATTTGTCGCTCTGGCTGGCCCTGCTGGCGACGAAAGCGGGTCAAGACGACTATCTTGTGAAGGTCCGCGACGAAATCGGCGGGAAGACCATCAGTCTTGGGCTGGTTCCAGCTGTGGCCGAGGCCGGGCGCAGGTTGGCACCCGGGGGGCGCACTAACCAGGAAGGTCTGGACGTTCTCACATATCGGATACCCGTACCAGGTCGCTTGTCCGGGGACCGTAAACCCAGCTACCGGACGCTGGTCGCCGACTACACAGTCGATATCCTCAGCGAACCCGGCGTTGTGCAGATCACACTCCCCAAAGGGGACGAGCTGAAGCTGTGGGATAACCTGGAACCTCTGGAGGCGGGCGTCGGCGAATTCCCCCCCTCGCTCTTGGACGAGGCGGATGAGGATCGACTGCTCACCTGGCTGCGAATCCAGGCACCCGGGGCAACGGATGCCAAGATCCTGTGGGCGGGGATCAACGCCACCCTGGTGAAACAGCTTGGACACGTCTCCGGTGAGGTACTGCCCCAGGGCAGCGGTCAGCCGGATCAAACCGCCCGGCTGTCGCGCACTCCGGTGATTCCCGAATCAGTGGAGCTTTTAGTCGATCACAACTCCAAGATCACCAGGTGGAAGTTGATCGACGATTTGACCAACGCGGGACCGGAAGTCCCGGTCCCGGACCCGAAGGACCCTCCGGGCACTCCGTATAAAAGCAAATCCAAAGTCGAGGTGTTCGCAGTGACGGCTGAATCCGGAGAAATCCGATTCGGTGACGGCATCCGCGGAAAGCGCCCGCCCGCCGGGGCAAAGCTGCGCGTCAGTTACGACTATGGCGTGGGACGTGAAGGGAACGTGCGGGCAGGCTCGATTTCGTCCGGACCTTCACTTCCTGAAGGCGTGACTGTCACTAATCCGGTGGCCACTTGGGGCGGTGCCGAGGCGGAGACTGTAAGCGAGGGTGAGAGGCAGATCGCCGCATACCTGCGGCACCGGGACCGGCTGGTTAACGAGGAGGATTTCAGGACCATCACGTTGCGCACTCCTGGCGTCGACATCGGCCGCGTGGAAGTCTTGTCCGCCTTTAGCCCCCTTCTGCCCTCCAACCAGCCCGGGGATGCCCCGGGTGTTGTCACACTGATGATCGTCCCCAAATACGACCCGAAGCGCCCGCAGACCCCGGAACCCAGTCAAGAATTCCTGGACGCAATTTGCGCGTACCTGGATCCGCGCCGCCTCGTGACAACGGAGATCTACTTGCGCGGGCCAACTTACGTGGACATTTGGGTTTCGGTCGGATTCAGCGTCTCCGCCGGCGCTACAGTGTCAGAAGTGCGTGAGGATATTCGCCGCGCTTTGCTCAAGTTCCTCTCTCCTCTGCCTCAGACCGACGAGTCCCTCCCCGGCATTCGCAATGAGAAGGGGTGGCTCCTCCGCAAGGACGTAGTTGCGCTGGAGTTGGCAGCGATTGCCAACCGCGTGGCCGGAGTTCTGATGGTGGACGATGTGAAGTTGGCCCGAGGGAGCGCGGAGGCGAGCACTTCGGTACAGATGAAGGGGCTGGAGTTGCCTAGAGTGGCCGGCCTCGCCGCCACGGTGGGAGAGGCGCTCGACCTCGATTCTCTGCGCCCGGCGCTTGCCGCAGCGCCGGCCGGGGACCAGCAGGTTGCCACACTACCGAAAACCGGTTTTGTGCCGGTCCCGGTAGTGCCCGAGGAGTGCCGGTAAATATGGACGCCAATGGTACGCGGTTTCATCTGGTGTTGGGGGACGATTGGCAAGACTGCTACGCCAAGTCCAGCGATCTCTCGTGGGACCCCGACAGTCACGAACTGCTTCTCAAACCCGTCGTCTACCAGTTCCGAACCTCACCCGCTGATCGGTTGCCAGAAGTTACTGACCGCCGAGGCGCCGCCTGTGATCGCTACGGCAACTACTACTGGATAGGGGAAAACGACTCCCAAATCCTGGTGTACTCGACCGGAACTGAGGGTACCTCCCTTTTCTGGCCTCCCGGGCAAGTTGTCGAATGCTCCCCAGAGGGGAGCGCGGCGTTCGGGCCGTTGGGCCGGCCCACTCCCCGGCAGCGATTTGCGGGCCTGACCGTAACAGGACGCCACTTCCTGGTTGTCGGTGTTCTCTCGCCGCCCGGGCTCCTGATTTTCGATCTGCAGTCAGGTGGGCCTCCTCGGCAACTCTTCTGGCCCGATGGCGTTCGATTCGTTCCTTTCGATATGGCCCCT